TGACTGACGAGATTATGGAGCGTATTGCCTTAAATGCTCACTGGTCGGGCGACACTGGAGATGTTGTCTTTAGGTGGGACGACATGCGAGCCGCTGCTGATTGGCAGTTAGCACAATGTCTAAATTACATTCGTCTCACTTATGGTGACGAAGCAATGGTTCCTTTCATGGAAACAATGCGCCTAACACAGGAGGACAACTGACGAGAACATCAGCAGTGTGACAGTTGATCTAGTGTCACACAGGGGGTTGCAATTGACCCCCATCCCTGCAATAATACATTCAAGACAAACAACCAACCCGAATCATGCGTAAGATCGAAACCCAAATGAACGCTGCCATCCAGGCAAACCAGAACTGGTCATCCGGCAATACTACAGTTTCGTTCAATGAGGAGACCGGTGAATCATTGGTCCGTCTCCATGGCAACCTCATTGCCATCGTTGACGAAGACAGCATGACCCTCTTTGATGGCGGATTCCAGAGCACCACCACCAAGAGCAGAATCAATGCCTTGTGCTCTGAATTCTGCATTGCTGGCGAGGGCGTCTTCCAAAAGGATTTTGCTTGGTATGTCCGTAAGTTTGCCGGAGCAGTTAACGGACAGTCAAAGTTCATCGTTGAGACATTCCAAAGCGGTTACGTGTTTGCATGATTAAAACCAAAAAAGAGTGGGCAAAAGTCTACTCTCAGTTCTACACTATCTTATTCCTTCTCATCCTATTATGACTCCAATTCTTCACATCGAACATCCAGAGGATTCTATTCTCACAGGCAACTTAAGTTTCCTCGACGCTATTAGAAACCGTGGCACGTTAAGTGTGAAGATGGATGGAGCACCAGCAATAGTTTGGGGCGTTAATCCTGCGAGTGGAAAGTTCTTTGTAGGCACCAAAAGTGTGTTCAACAAAGTAAAGATCAAAATCAACGAATCTCATGAGGACATTGATAAGAACCACACAGGAGAGGTTGCTACAATCCTCCATAAGTGCTTTGATTATCTTCCACGAACCGGAGGCATATATCAAGGCGATTTCATAGGTCTAGGCGGGTCTGATGAGTATACCCCGAACACGATTACATATAAATTCGATGATATTGTAGACGAGGAGATTATCGTTGCTCCTCATACTTACTACACAGCAGAGAGTGATTTAAGGGACGCAATCGCACACCCGCTGAAGTTCACTATCACCGACACAGTTTACTGCAAGTTCGTAACACCTCGTGCTTATATTTGGTCAGGTTCTTATTGCTCACTCGACGAGCAGTTTGAGTTACCTCCAGCGATGACTGCAGTGATGTCGTTGTTACCTACTGTCGAGTTCGTGACTGATAAGGAAGCAGCACAAATCCGCATCAATGTGAATCGTTCTCTGCGTGAGGGTAATGCACTACGTGTAGAGGACTTCAACGGCAATGTAACACTTATGCACCTCTACGGTTTGGTTCAGTATATCAAGGAAGAATGCCTGAATCAGTGTAGAGTTCTGAACGGTCCGGAAGCATACATCAATCAAGATAGAATTGATGCTGAGGGTTATGTCTACTCATACGAGGGTAAGGTATACAAATTGGTCAATCGTAAGCAGTTCAGTGTTGCTAACTTCAACAACACTAAGTTTGAACAACCGGTTGCAATTTGAGCAGTCTTATGGTATACTTAGAGGACGCACAGTAAGCATTAGATAAGAGCAGTTGTTTGGGGGCGTTTTATGTTCGCGTCCCGCCCCTTAGCTAAAAACGCATAGAGACCCTAACCTACAACGGACCGAATTCGCGAGATAGATATCAAGTTCAAAAAAAATTCCCCCAGGTATTAGACCCTTTCAAATACCTCCGAGCAAAAAAAATTCCCCCAGGTAAAAAGGATCCTGTAAGGTTCGCTACTGATATATACCAAAGAGGTGCATAAATTTACTATGAATATTTCAATCGAGACCTATGAGAAAGAACTACTCATAGAGGCACTTGAATATAGATTAGAGAATGACGAAGGGTTAATAAGAGATTATGGAACGAAGGAAGAACTCACATATTTGTTAGAGAAGTTAGCAGAGGGATACTAAATAAGGTATAACAGCGATTGCATTGAATGACTCGCTGTGGTATAATAACAATGTCACTTAATTCATTTTTATGGCTAAAGGATTTACAGTAAAGACTGCTGCACCTACTCCGAAGAAAGTAGAAGACTTTAATTTAGAAGCAGCAAAAGAAATAATTCGTGGTAAGACAGTAGTATTCTGTCTACCTGGTAGAGGGTGTTCATATGCATTTTTGAAGTCCTTCGTACAACTTTGTTTTGATCTTGTACAGACTGGTGCAAGTATACAGATCAGTCAAGATTATAGTTCAATGGTGAACTTCGCAAGATGCAAGTGTCTTGGTGCGAATGTACTCAGAGGACCAAATCAGAAACCTTGGGATGGTAAGTTAGAGTATGATTATCAGTTATGGATTGACTCTGATATTGTATTTGATACAGAGAAGTTCTTCCGTCTTGTAGCAATGGAGAAAGATATTGCTGCTGGATGGTATATGACTGAAGATGGTCGTACTACATCTGTTGCACATTGGTTAGAGGAAGGAGACTTCCGTAATAATGGTGGTGTGATGAATCATGAGACTGGGGAATCAATGAGTAAGCGTAAGAAACCGTTCACTGTTGATTACACAGGTTTTGGATGGGTTCTGATTAAGAAGGGCGTATTTGAGAGTCTACCTTATCCATGGTTTGCTCCGAAGATGCAAACGTTTGAATCAGGAGAGGTCCAAGATATGTGTGGAGAGGATGTGAGTTTCTGTCTAGATGCGATTGAGAAGGGTTATGAGATTTGGTGTGACCCTGTGATTCGTGTGGGGCATGAAAAAATGCGCGTGATCTGATGAGTTCTTACGTGCTTCTATTGTGTTATACTGGGTGGGGTTATAACCGCCCGTTTATTAAAAAATCGCGAAAAACAAAACTATGGCTAAGATTAAAAAGTCTCTGACTGGTAATTTGATGATTGAGTCTATTCCGAAGAAGACTCGTCAAGGTTCTGGACAACATACAAAGTATGCAGCATCATCCGGTAATTCCAAACCAAAGCGTTATCGTGGTCAAGGTAGAGGTTAATAGATAAACTAGTTGTAAACTTTTTATGTCTTGTTTGATTGCGAATCTTCCGTCACAGGAAGTCTGGGTACGTAAAGAGTATCTAACGGATCATCAGTCTGGTCATGGAGAATTCGTCAAGGGCGTCTGGGTATCGGTTAAATCGATTCCTGGGCGTGCTTTTTATTTTGAAACATACTTACCAGAGTATGCGGCAATGTACGATAAACTGCCTATCAGTGCCTTTGTAACCGATCCTGAGACCCCTACACCTGATATGAGTCTACCTAACCTGCAATTCTGGAACTGCATGGACTACGGGGTTGTATCAGTGGATAAGAAGTTCATTGGTTCAATGGACTTTGAGTGTTATACACGGGATCATGGTAATGTTAAGGGCACATATGTGTGTACGATTGATAATTATCATCATGATCCAGACTATGTTGATTATGCGACCAGTGAGAATCCTGCTGAACACAAGTCTCATAACTTGATTGAGTTGGAAAATGGACAATATGCACTCTATCCAAACAATAGACTACGCATTTATGATAATAGTTTGACGCCAGTCGAACCAAAGATGCCTGATTTTAAGGTATCAACTCAGTATTACCAGGTTGAAAATGGATTTGATCGACTTGGAATGGGTCGTGAAGATGAATATTTCTGGAAAACTGCTAAAGAACAAATAAATAACGAAAAAGAGGAGACAAATGGGTAACTCACCAGTTGATAGAGACACAAATTACATGAAAGATACATGGGGAACGACCAGTTTGGTTACAGATCACTGGTCACTTCCTGGTGAATCACCTCAGGAGACTCCTGTTGAGTTGAAAGAGGTGTTAAATGATGAAGCAAAACCTATCGAGGGTGCTAAAAAACAAGTACTTTCTGAAGAATCATATTACGATTCAATTCCAAATCGTTACTAACCATTATAGATACTATGTCGAAGTGTATCAGAACAGATGCCATCTAAGCGTTCACGTAGTTTTAGGGATATCAGTCTATCTTTTAAACGTCATCCCATAACAAACGATGTAACAATTCTGAAAAATGAAGATGCAATTAAAAAATCTATCATAAATCTTGTCCGAACCAAAATTGGAGAGAGATTTTTTAACGATATTTTAGGAACATCTGTTGGCGATACACTTTTTGAATTAGATACATTTGATAATGATATATTGAGGGAAGAAATTATTACATTATTGAAAAATTATGAACCTAGAATCGAACTGACCAACGTTTTTACTGAGACTCAGACCGATACTAATGATTTATTCATTCAAATTGAGTATGACATCGTTGGATTACCACTTCCTACACAATTTATAGAGTTTATCTTACAACCTTCCAGGGTATAATGGCATTCAATCAGTTTACCAATCTCGATTTTAATGATATCCGAGAGCAGATAAAGGATTATCTGAGGTCGAATAGTAATTTCACGGACTTTGACTTTGAAGGATCCAACTTTTCGGTCCTAATCGACACGTTAGCATATAATTCATACGTTACTGCCTATAACACTAACATGGCAGTGAACGAATCGTTCATTGATAGTGCGACATTAAGAGAGAATGTCGTATCTTTAGCAAGAAATATTGGATATGT